TCATCGTACGAAGACTTGGCCATCGCCATTCGCCATGTATCTCAATCCGACGACCCTAGGCAGATGCACGTTGGAATTTTTGGTCTCGACGATGACGACGTCGCGTGCTTGGTACACCAGCCGTGGGATCATCAGCCGCTTTTCGAGCGTAATCGCACTAGCTTGGACCGCTATTCGTGGCTGCCGGCCCTGCATGTAGAGAGTGAAATTCTTCGGAAGCAGTTTCTTGACCACTGTATGAACCTGGTTGAGAAAAATCCGGGAGGGGTTCCATACGGGCTGTGCTACGGCGAGGGTGATCACTTCGATCCTGAGACAAAGCAATTTGTCAGCCGGGATGGGGCTGCCGGGCTCACTTGCGCTACGTTCGTTTTGGAGCTTTTCCGCAGCTATGGAATCGACCTTGCGGATCGTCAGACGTGGGTCGAGCGGGCCGGTGATCAGGTGTGGGCAGATCGAATGTTTTCGAATTTGCGAAACTTTGGAGGCCCCGAGATAGCGGAACGAGTGCGCGCGCAGGTGGAGAAGTTCAATCTTAAGCCGATGCGGTTCCGTCCAGAAGAGGTCGCAGCCGCAGGTGCGCTCTACGAGGGTTCTCCTCTTACGATGAGTGAGGTGGAACCTCATGGGAAGAGAATCGTGGATGAAATTTGCGGTGGAATGCTTTTGGCACCACCCGCAAATGCTGCACCTTCCACGAGCGATGCAACGTAATTCAGCATCCTGCGTCCTTCACGCTCTTTGAAGGACATCTTTCCAATGTCGTCCCGGTGATCTTATCAATCATCTGGTTGATGGACGCTGCAGTGATGCCGACCGAGCGAGTGTTGCCTATTTTCCCCTTGACAAGCTCGCCCCGGTCGCACATGCGATAAATTGTCGCGACGGACACGCCCAGAGCCGCGGTCGCCTCGTGCACGCGGTAGATGAGCTTAGGCGCCGAGGCCGGTGCTTGGTGTTGAGCTGCTTGCGCCATCATTGCTCCTTTAATGAGACGTCGCCGCCTGTCGTGCCACATTTATGAGGCATTTCGTCCCGCAGCTTCGTCGAGTCCTCATAGGCTCGCATGGCTCGGTGATAGTCGATCTGGTCGGCCCCGAGGGTTTCTGCGCCCTCGCGGAGCTGGGCGGCAAGGCGCTCGATCGCTGCCGCAGCGTCCAGCATGATCGGGGATGGAAGACGCATTCCTTCTGGTGCTGGACCGCTGTAATCACGCCATCCGAACTCGGGCTCGCCGTCGATCATCGGACCCATCGCGTATTTGCAGCGCAGTCGATGGACCAAGTCAACGGCTACAGGCGCGCGCAGCTTGGACAGCAGGGCGGATTCGATGGCGCGGGCGAAGCGCAACGCTTCGTCGTCGGTCATGTTGCTGCGACGTTCCAGACTCAGGATTTGCCCAGTGGTCAGCACGGCATCCTTCGGCGCCGGGGCAGGGGTGTTGACGGTCATGCTGCCTCCATAATTTGGTTGACGCGATCGATCCGTTCGCCGATCCATCGCACATTGGTCGCGCACCAGGAATTGCCAAGCGCCTTATAGCGGGGCCCGTCTACGTCGCGGACGCGCCACTTCAGGGTTTTCTTGTTCTGGCGTACTTCCAAGCCTGCCGCGCGGCAGGATTCGGGGCTTTCGTTGGCGTCCATTGCGCGCCAGCCTTTCCAGCGAGGAATGCGGGTATAGCCGCGCGGGTACGCTTGCAGCGCTTCGCACTCTTCGGGCGTCAGGCGCCGGACCTGCATTGCGGTGAGCAGCGCCGGAGGCGGGCTGTTGTGGTCAAGTCCGGCCGTGTATTCGTGGTAAATCTTGCCTGCCTGATTGCTCTGCGTGTTGTGCAACTTGGTGCTGTAGGCGACCGCTTGATGGCCGCCGCCGTTGGTGTGGCTCCTGGCGTGTGCCATCGCGCGCTGCGTGCCCGCCACTTCAACCCCGATGCCAAAGCCATTCTGGCCGCTACTCTTGCAATCGAACGCGATGGCAGGCGCATGGGCCCCAGCCGCCAGTGGGTGGCAAGGATCGCCGGTCTTGGGGCTGCTGTAGTTGGCGGCGCTGGTGATCTGCGTGGTGTCGAATGGGATTGCCACCAAGGGCGTACCTCGACCCGAGCCATCCTCGCTGGCATCAAAGCCTTCTCCCCGCAGGCTATGCGCGATGAAGGTTTCCGTTTCGAAGTCCATGCGGCCACTGGCGCTGGCGCAAGCGTTCAGTGCCGTCGCGACATTGATTGCGCCAGCGGTGTTGTTTCCGCCGAATGCCTGTGCGACTAGGCCGCCATCACAGTCGAAATCCGTTCCGAGCCCGCCACCGCCCTTAGTGCGTGCGCTAAGGGTTGGGGCAAGGCCTTGCCGCGTTTTTCTGCTCGGCGCAGGATCCCCCGACAGGCTGTGGCGCTCAAAAAGAACCGCTGCGGCACTACGCCAGTCTCCAAGACATCCGACAACGAACACACGACGGCGTCGCTGGGGTACTCCAAAGAACTGAGCGTCCAGCACCCGATAGGCCACGCCGTAGGCGTCGGGGATCCCGGAGACGATGCCGCTGTTCCTCCAGCCGCCGTCTGGGACTTTGATGACTTGGCCAGTGATGAGGCCCAGAAAGCTCGCAAAGTCTTGTCCGCCGTTGCTGGAGAGAACGCCGGGGACGTTCTCCCATACCAGCCATTTGGGGCGGTACTTTGCAGCAATGGCACCAAAGGTGAGTATGAGGTTGCCACGCGGGTCATCCAGTCCCTTTCGAAGTCCTGCGACGCTGAAGGACTGGCAGGGTGTTCCTCCGCAAAGAAGGTCAATTGCAACATCGGGCCATTCCTTGTACTTGGTCATATCGCCCCAGTTGGGCGTGTCGGGGTAGTGGTGGGCGAGGACGGCGCAGGGGAAGGGTTCGATTTCGCTGAAGGCGACGGCCTTCCATCCGATCGGGTTCCAGGCCACGCTGGCCGCCTCGATGCCGCTGCACACGCTGAGGAACCGCATCACCCCTCCTGCTGCTGAGCAGCCTCGATGGCCGCATAGATCTGGTCGGGCGTGTCACGGACGGAATGCACCTTTCCGTCCGCCGTTCGAATGTTGGCCTGGTTTCCCCCATAACTTGATCGCGCCGCCGAGACGGACGCAATGAATTCCGAGTTCAGAACGAGGGGGTAGCCGTCATAGTCGGTCAGTCGGATGAAGGCCATCACGCACCGCCCTTTGCCTGCTGGGCGGCACTGGCGGTGTCGACGCATACCGGGTCGAACAGTTCATGCGCGGCGTCAAATTCGATCCAATTGCCCGAACGATCTTCGTACCGCTTCACGCCGCCGTGCGGGCCGATCAAGAAGCTGTACCGAGGCAGAGCGCACAGCTTCTTTCGCACGGCCGCGAACGCTTCATTGCGCTCGGGCGATGCTTCGGCAGCGTTGGAAGCCAGCGCACGGCGGGCGGCTGATTCGTTCCTGAGCTGTGCTTCCCAGCACGAAGGGCAGAGCGTGTCCCAGGACATGCCGGAGAATGCGCCGCGGCAGGTTGCGCACTTCTTTCCGGGGGCGGTGGACGACGGATCAGGTACGCCCAGAGCGGCGCCCAACAGATTGCGGAGGGGAGCGTCTGCGGCGTCGAGTGCGTCTCGATAGCGCTGGCGCTCTTCCGGGGTCATCTTTGCGACCATGTCGTGCAGAACACGGGTGGACAGCGCGGCCAGGTCAACGTCGTCCAGGTCGTCGAGGTTTTGGGGGGCGTTCATGCGTGGGCATCCTCTGCGGTAGGGATTTCGGCCTGGCCGGCAGCCGCTGCGGCTTCGGCTTGGCGGCGCTGCTTCTCGGCCTGCTTGGCGCGGGCCGTTTCGACGGCGCCGTGGGCCTGGAACAGATCGAGCAGGGCGGCGGCCGGGATGGTGATGGTTTCGGCGGCTACGCGGCCTTCCTGGATGTCCAAGAGGGTCGCGCGCTGATTGGCGTCCAGGCCCTGCATGAAAGTGTCGACGCCGCTGATGAGCGGGGAGACGACTTTGCGGGGCAGGGCGCGGCCGTGGATGGAGCCGGGCGTCACGCGGGACTTGCCGGCGGCCTTGGCCTTTTCAAACCCGCCTTGCAGGAATGCGCCAGCACCCTCGCCATGCTTGGCAACAGCCTCGATGGCGGTGGACGCCTTCACAGCGCCGGACCGCACGAGCGCATGCACATCGCTGTTGGCATGGGCCAGCGCGATCATCTTGCCGACCCATTGAGGGGACACGTGTTCCAGGCGGCTGATTCGCTCGTTGTCCCACTTGAAGCCGGCCAGCTTGGCGTAGCCGAAGGCGGTTTCCAGCGGGGTCAGGTGTCGGCCCTGGGCGCTGCTGATGACACGGGCGGTGCGGTCGGCGTCGTTGCCGACGAAGGCCGTGACGTCGATCCAGACGACGCCGTCCTCATCCTGCAGCGGCGCGCCGGCGGCAATCGCGCGGCCGATCTGCTCGTGGCGGCGGTGGCCGTCGACCAGCCACACGCCACCTTCGGGGCGGGGGCGGACTTCGAGCGGCGGAATCTTGCCGCCCGCCATGATGTGCTGGAACAGGGCTTCATCGTCGGCCTCGGCGCGTTCGCGTTCTTCGCCATCCAGTAGATCGAGAGGGGTGCGCAGGTTGAAGCCGGGTTCGACGTGCAGATCCTCATAGCGGGCCTGCATGGCGTGGGCGCGCTTGATTTCCTTGGAGAGGATCTTTTGCCGGAAGGAAACCGGGGCGGTGGATTCGGTCATCGGAACTCCGATTTGTTCGTGATCGGTCGACTACTTGCGTTCAAGCCGAACGCGGGTAGGGCGCGGGACGGGAACGGCAGGGCACCGACCGCTCCAAATGTTGCTGATGGTCTGGGGCGAGACGCCGTAGCACTCGCCCAGGTCTTTGGCGGTGAGGCGACCCTTGGCGCCCTTGATGAACGCCAGTTCCTCGGGGCGCATGGCTTCCTGTTTGGGGTCTGCCCAGCGCAGGCGCCGACGCGGCAACGGGATCGGGGGCGTCCAGCCGGTGCGATCCCTCAGAATGAAGTCGATCCCGTTCATGCGAAGGCCCGCAGCAGCCAGCCCAGGACCGTTGGGCCGAAGAGGAAGAAAGCGGCCAGCGCCAGGCTGGCGGGCCAGGCCCACAGCGGGATATCCGCGTCGTCGTTCCAGTTGCCCTTGCCGGCATGGTCGCGGGGAGCAATCAGGGCGCCCAGCTTGCGGGCCGCCCGCTTGATCGTGGTGGGGTGACGGTGGCGCACCGGGGGCGCGCTTGCGCTGATGGTGTTCATGTCGGGTTCCAGGGATCGGCCGCGGCGTGGCGGCGGGAGAGGTAGTCGCCGAGCGGTGCCAGCACCAGCCGCGCGAACGCGAGCAGGCCCAGGCCCCAGGCGAGGGTTTCAGTCAAGGTCATGGGAATCTGCGCAGAGTCGCGCGGTGGTCACTTAATGGGCGGGACCCGCGGCTGAGGCCTTCCAGATTGCGGTCCGGTGCATCGCCAGCTCATGTGTCATTTAGAAACGGTCGTATCTTTGTGGCCGTTAATGATCCATAGTGATTGCAGGGATACTTTTCCCTGGAAAATCTAGGACTTACATTGAAGATTGAAACTGGTATTGTGAAGTGGTTCAACAACGACAAGGGCTTCGGCTTTATCATGCCGGAGCTGGGCGGAAAGGACCTCTTCGCTCACTACTCTGAGATTCAGGGCAGCGGGCACAAATCTCTTGAAGAGAACCAGCGCGTGACGTTCGTCGCCGGCCAAGGACAGAAAGGTCCTCAGGCGACAATGATTAAACCGATTTAAGAACTGGCTGGCTTGCCTTAAGGCAAGCGGGCTGGCACCTAGCAAGTGGGGCCGAATCCTTTGAAGCAAGGGGTTCGGCCCTTTGACGTAGAACGACGACGAACTACCTGTTAATCGAATTGCCGAAATTGAGGACGTCGATTAGTTCTTCGATGAAGCGGACGAGTAGCGTGAGCATTTTGGCTCCGGTAGTTTGTACAACGGTGGTTTGTGGAACGGCGATTGCTGCGGCCTTGGAACGGGCGCGAGGAAGCGTCTCTGCATGCCTTAAGCGCATGCGACATAAAGTATGTCGTGCTCACCTGTTGTGGTAGTTCGCACGCTCCTTTCAGCCATCATTCAAGTCGACCTTATGACGCACGCTGATAATCCGGGCGATCCGAAGCGCGTTCTTATTGTTGACGACAATGAAACTGCCCGCTGGATCCTCGCCGAGATTTTAGAGGCCGAAGGCTACGCCATCGTTGAGGCGGGAAGCGCGGATCAGGCTCTGCTGCGCCTAGCAGAGGATGCGGACATTAGCGCGATAGTTTCGGACATAGAAATGCCCGGATCCATGAACGGCGTTGAGATGGCTGCGCTGATACTGCAGGAATCGCCCAATATGGTCATGCTTCTTACCTCTGGGCGATACCATCCATCGGTAGACGAGTTGCCTGGAAGCGCAAAGTTCCTGCTCAAACCCTGGGCGCCCCGAGAGATAATCAGAGAATTGGCGACGCTCCTGTCATTAAAATGAGGGCCGGCATGGAGTCGGTCCTCAGGAAGCTGTCTTGGGAAAGTAGAGTGTGAAAGTCGTGCCAACTTGAGGAGTGCTCAGCACATCTACGTGGCCTCCCACTTGCGTGACGTATCCGAACACTTGGCTCAGTCCCAAACCGGTGCCTTTTCCAACCGGCTTCGTCGTGAAGAACGGTTCAAAAATATAGTCTTGTATCTCCGTGGGAATGCCCACGCCATTGTCCGACACGCTGACTGCCACAAAGGGCCCTTGAACCACCCGCTTCTGGCCATCTTGGTACCCATCGACGGTTCTCACAGCGACTTTTACCGCTCCTCCGGCAGGCAAGGCGTCTCGCGCATTGACCACTAAGTTTAGCAATGCGCTTTCTAGCTGGCTCACGTCTGCAGATATGATGCAGGGCTCTTTTGGAAGCTCATATTCCAGCAGCACAGAAGAGCCCAGCGCGGTTTGCAAAATCGACTTCATCCCCGCCACGCAAGCGGCCGCGTCCATGTTGGACGCCTCGAGAGGCTGGCGGCGGGCGTATGCGAGCATCTGCTTGGTCAGGTGGGAGGCGCGCTCTGCCGTGTCTTTAATCGCATCGAGATATTTAAGGCGCTTTTCGGGCGCCAGGTCAGGACTTCGTAGCAGTTCCGCGGCCCCGTTGATGATCGAAATAAAGTTGTTGAGGTCATGGGCCAGGCCTCCGGTAACGCGTCCGAGAGCCTCGAGCCGTTGAGCGCGGTATAACGCCAGTTGGGTCGCGTGCAATTCGGCTTGGCTGCGGTGCTTGTCCGTTATGTCGCGCGTGACCTTCGCAAACCCGATCAGCCGACCTGAGCGATCCCTTATCGGGTCGATTACGACGCTGGCCCAAAATCTGGAGCCGTCCTTGCGAACTCTCCAACCCTCGGCTTCAAATCTGCCATCGCGCGAGGCGGTCGCTAATGCCCGCTGCGGTATGCCGAGATCCCGATCTTCCTTAGTGTAGAAGCGCGAGAAATGCTGCCCGACGATTTCGGACGCTTCGTAACCCTTGAAGCGTTGCGCTCCGGCATTCCAAGTTGCCACGAAGCCATCAGCGTCAAGAAGGAAAATTGCGTAGTCGAGGACGGCCTCTACTAAGAGTTTGTAGCGGTATTGTTCATCTAAGAGCGCTACGCTCTCGGGGTGGACAGCCTTCCCACAATCCGGGGGCTCAACGATGCTCATCGCGACTCCAATGCGCAGTGCTGGGAGGGCCAATTATGGGACGACCGATGTGCCATCGTAAAGAGGCGCGGGCCGAATCTGCTCCCAGTTGTGGTTCAGCCAGTTGCTGCCGACGGGGGACCGCCTTCGGCCACTCCATTTAGCAACGAATTCCGGTCCCGTTTAACGTCTGTCGCTTATAAATCCGGCGCGATCGCGAGCGCCAGTCCGACCTCCACCCGGCGGGCATCACGGGATGCCTCTGTGCATCTGTCAGGTTGGGGCGCGCGGCTTGGCAAACAACCTGCAGCGCGAGCCTGGTTGGACTTGGTCCACTGAGGACGCGGTGACCCACTGATGGTTCGGCATTGGGCGCCTAGCGGTTCGTTCCCAAGTTGCCTCTCTCCATCCAGATTCCCAAGCGTCCACTCGTGCGTGCCATTTTTCGATAGGCTCACCCGTGTGGTGTGGCATTTGGTCGGCGGTGAAGTAAGGACAGTCGAGAAGGGTTTTTCCGTCTCGCGCCGCCATAGCGCCGCGTCTACGAATGTCGTCATACATGGTGGGCACCTCCACCAACGGTTGGAGAAATCAGTATGCGTCGGAGGACGACATTTCGGCAATAGTCTCCGGACACCAATGGCAGGGTGCATGCGCACCGTCCGCTCCAGTGGCGCCGTCCTCGACTGCTTGCACCGCCTCGTTTCGGTAAAGACTGGCCCCGAACGCTCACCGAACCCCGCTTTCAGCGGGGTGGGGATGCCGGGGTTATCCTCGCCACGCCCGGCTGGGCGTTGCTTGGCTGTGAAAGCCCAAGCACACAGGGTCCGGGGGCGCGCTGGCGCCTGGCTGGTTGTCCTGTTTCGCCCGTCCTCCCTCGCGGGGGCGGGCGGCCTCGGTTGTTAAAGAGCGGTAAACAAAAGTTGATAAAATAGTAAACATTAGTTTTTCATTAGTCAACAAGTGTTGGGCTTCGGGCGAAAAAAATCCGCCCACTCGGGGGGCGGACGGCATCAGAGGGGCAGGCTAGTGCGTGCGCACCTTACTCGGCGGCACGATGGCGCCGATAGCGTGGATCTTCTCCACTTGTCCCGCATGAAGACTCATGCGTACCTCTCCGTTCACGGACAACACCTCGATGTCTCCGCCTCGACGGCGGACAAGCAGTTCTTTGACCATCTTGCGCCCATCCGCCAACTGAAGCGCCACGTACTCGCCAGGCTCGACGTCGGCATTCGGCTCAACAACCACGTACCACCCATTCCGGATCGCCGGCTTCATGCTGTCGCCCCTAACCCGAAGTACGTACGCGTCGGGGTCAGTGGAGGCGTGGAGGATGTACCCGTCACCATGGCCCTCCGGGTAAGCGAGTTCTTCGTAAAAGCCGTTTTCTCCAAGCTGCGCCATACCGACTACCGGAATTAATCGACCAGGCGAAGCACGCCCGATGTATTCAGGGGCAGGCTCGGCTGCTAGATGCTTTACGTGATCCGTCGGGGCTGAAATGGAATGTGCGCGCCTTGCCGCTTCACCAAGTATGTGGTGCGCAGCGTCCAAGCTGTCCAATTCAGCGTCTTGAAGTTCCTCCACCGACAAACCGAAAGCGCGAGCGATTGCCGCCGCATAGCTCGACTTTTTGCTGTCGCGCTTCTCCAGCTGGTCGATGGTTTGCCCGCTGGTGCCCGCGAGATCCCCAAGGGCGTCATGCGTGAAGCCCTTTGCGAGTCGGAGAAAGCGGATGTTCTTGCCCATTGCCATGGGGCGCACCTTATCAACATTGGTTTATAAATTCCATCAACGTAAGTTGACGATTTGGTAAACAGTCGTTTACCATCCGGCAACTTTCCTAGATTGAATGACGGACCTATGACCCTTGCTCAGTTCAAACATCGCCAAGCTTTGACCGTGGCAATAGGACTAGCCGGCTCCAAGGCTGCTCTGGCGCGAATGATTGACGTGCTGCCGCAGCAGATCGGCAACTGGTTGACCCGAGACAAAGAAATCGATCCGGTTTACTGCGCCCGCATTGAGACCTGCCTCGAGGGCCGTGTCACTCGACCACAGCTCCGCCCCGATGATTGGCAAATCGTGTGGCCAGAACTGGCCACTGCAGCCAAGGAGTCGGTCAGTGCTTAGGCGCGCGGCTACATTTTTTGCTGAGTCGATGGCCTATTCATCGAGCTTCGGCGCCACATTCGCGAACGCCCTCGCATGCCGCTCGATGGCTTCCAAGGTGCCTGTGAATGCGCTCGTGACATCCGTTTGGTCCATCGGCCGCATCTTCCCAGCCTCTAAGAATTTTCGGACCTGCGGTGTCATCGTGTCTCGTAAGAGCTTCACCTGCTCCTCCGGCGTGAAATTTCCCCGGGGCTGCGCTGACGCGAATAGCCAGGCTACGGCCATTTCTAGCGCGGTTATTTGCCCAAGTCGTGTGTTGTCCATGGTCGGCTCCTCCTTCGAAGACGGCGCGTGTGAGAGCCGCCATTCTAAGAGTGGGAAGCCGACCGCCCCATTTTTGGAGTCTGCACATGCGTAACGCTCCCCCCGTGACCTTTGGCGCTCGACTTGCCGGGCACCAATTCACCAAAGAAGACCTCTCCTGGATCTTCGACATTCCGCTTGAAATGTTGGACGACGCCCCGCCCCAGACGGCCGTACCGGATGAGTCTGAAGGCAAGGTCCAGATAGGGCCGCTGGACGTGTAAGGCCGGTTTAGCTTTTCCATGCAGCGCATCGTAAGGCCGCTGCTCAGCAATAGATACGTTCAGGAAATTCACATATGAACATCACCACTGCGGCCGACTTGACGGTGCATGACTACAAGGGCGGCAGCGAGGCTTTGGGGGCGGTTATCGGCATGTCGCCGGCAGTCCTGCGCAACAAGGTCAATCCCAATAACACCACGCATCACCTTACGCTGGCCGAGGCGGATCGCATCGTGCGGATGACGGGCGATGTGCGCATTCTGGCCGCGTTCGCGCACGGCAACGGCTATTTGCTGGTCAAGGCGCCCGAGTCTTGCGGCGAGAGCGACATGTCAGTGCTGGAGCAGGTCGCGGCGTTGATGATCGCGCATGGCAGGTTCGGTCATGAGGTGTATGACGCCCTGGCTGATGGCGGTGTTGACCAGCAGGAAATGCAGCGCGTGGATGCTGCGGGCCGCGCCCTGATGGAAGCGGTCGCAGGCGTCGCACGCCGGCTAAGCGGGATGGCCGAGCAATGATTCAGCGCGGAACTTCCGGTGTACCCGTGCGGCTGCGCGTGCCGTCCACGGAGCGCAAGGGGGCGGCGCTGTCGCGTGCGGCTGCAATGATGTGCAACGGCGCGAAATTTCAGCGGTGGGTTGTTTCCCGGGTGGGCGCCGCGCCCGAGGGCGTGAGCGCAAGCCAGCACGCGGCGCAATTCGTTCGGGACGCATGCGGGATCACAAGCCGCGCGCAGCTGGACCACAACGCTCAGGCTGCGGCCTTGTTTCACGAGGCGGTGCGCAAGCCCTTCGTGAAGTGGAGCGGCGTCTATGGCTGACTGCCTGCATATGTTTCGCGGCTACCAGGTGCCACCTGAAACGGTGGAGCAGGTCCGTCAGGCAATCCTTGATACGCGGGGCCGTGTTGACTTGGCTGCATTGCGGGCCATCGTGCAGCCTGCCATGAAGGCCGTGGACCCGTGGTCCAGCACGTCCCGGGAAGTCGCTGCGGCATGCGCGGTCGATTCGATCGTTTTCGACGCAGCACGTGCCGGCCTGGTTAAGCGTCACGTGAACGCGTGGAAGTTCCCGGCATGGTATCGGGTCAAGAAGCAGGGGGCGGTATGTCGCTGACGCGCAAGACCCCCCTGAAGCAAAAGACGCCACTGAAGCGAGGTGCGCCGATGACGCGGGCAACGACCATGCCGCCGCCGCGGGCCGCTATGAAGGCGCGCAAGAAGGGCAAGAAGCCGCCCAAGACCGTGTACCGCAATCAGGCGCTGCTTGACCTTGCCCAGGGCGAGGAATGCTTGCTGCGCGTGCCCAGGTACTGCCAGGGCGGCACGGATACCACGGTGGCCTGCCATTCCAACCTGCTACGCGACGGCAAGGGGAAGGGCATCAAGGCGCACGACTGGGCCATTGCGTTCGGTTGCGGCCCTTGCCACTGGTTCATAGACCAATCGCCAGCACCGCTGGCACAGAAGCTCACCTATTTCATCCCCGGCTTGCGCCTTACGCGCTTGCGAATCATCGCCATGGGCAAATGGCCCGAAGAGGCGGAGCGCGGGTATCAACTTTCGTATGGAGAACAGTCATGAGCGTTCAGGGCATGACATGGGCGCTTGCGCAGAGGATAGTGAAAGATCCCACCGCGCGCCACGTATTGCTGTGCTTGGCGAACTACGCCGGGCCGAAAGGAGAGGGCGCATTTCCCTCGGTGGCGACGCTGGCCGAGGATACCGGGCTGTCGAGCCGCACGGTGCAGAACAAGCTGCGCGAGCTGGAGGCCTTGCAGATCATCCAGCGCGGCAATCAGGATCTGGTGGCGGCCTACATCCGGCGCGCGGATCAGCGGCCGGTTTGCTACGACATGGATCTGTCACGGGGCGCACCTGCTTCACCCCGCGTGGAACATTCCGTCGATCAACAACGGGGCGAACCTGCTGCACCCCGTAACGAACGGGGTGAATCTGACGACACGACGGGGTGCAGCTCACGACACGACGGGGTGAATCTGACGACGTCACGGGGTGAACGTGCTGCACCCGATCCGTCATTGAACCATCAAGGAACCGTTAATAAACCCAAAGGCGCGCGCAAGCGCTCGCCGGGGTTTGACCCGCTCACCGTGGAACTTCCGGTGTGGCTGGATGCGGAACTGTGGGGGCGCTGGGTGCGCCACCGTGTGCAGCTGCGCAAGCCGCTGACCGAGGAGGCCGCGCGGCAGCAGGTCAGGGACTTGGCGAACTTCCGCGAGCAGGGCCACAAGCCGGAGGCTGTCATCGAACACGCCATCGGCAAAAGCTGGCAAGGCCTGTTCGCCCCCAGCGGTACGGCATCAGGGGGCGCGCAGCGTCCCGGCAAGTTCAACCCGACCGACTACGTAAATCGCAATCGCACCCAAGGAGGCCCCGGCTATGACGACGGTCGCACAATCGACGAGTGAGCGAACCGGCTGGGCCGTGCCGCTGGCGAAGCTGGAAGGCATTTCCCTCATCGACCACCTGTGGAATCGGCTCTCGGGCACGTACGGGGGGCGCTGGGTGAAGGACTTCCCGGATATGCAGAGCATCGAGAACTGGAAGACGGCATGGGCCGAGGCGCTGGACGATGATCGCGTGACGCCGCAGGAGGTGGCCGAAGGACTGCGCACGTGCCGCCGCATGTTCCCCGACTGGCCGCCCGCCGTGGGGGAGTTCATCCGGGCATGCCGTCCGGGCCTGATTCCTGAGAACGCCTTTCACGACGCCGTTGCTGGGATGACCGCGCGCCGTCGTGGCGAAATGGGGCAGTGGACTCACCCGGCGGTGTACTGGGCTGCTGTCCGCGTCGGGTCGCACGACCTGCTGAATTGCGGTTACTCGGTCATGCAGTCCCGCTGGGAGCGGGCACTTTCGGAGGAACTGAGCCGCAGCGATTGGGCTGCCATCCCCGCGCCGGCCGTCGCGTTGCCTGCTCCGGGTTCCACGCACGCCACGCCCGAAGAGGCGGCGAAGGCCCTGAAAGCAATGGGCGCGAGCGCAATCCTGAACGATGCTGGTCGCGATCCGCGTCGCTGGGCAAAGCGCATCCTGGCCGAAGCACAGCGGAAGGGCGGGCGGGTGCCCTCCCTGGCGGTGCTGGGCATGGCACAGGCGGCAGTTGGTGCCCCGATGGACGCCGGGGGCGCGGTATGAGTGCGATGCAACGGAACAAGGGTGCGGCCTTTGAGCGCAAGGTTGCCAACCTGCTGACCGATGCGACCGGCACGACCTGGCGCCGCCGCGTGCGCAACCAGGCCGGCGATAGCGACGTGGTGGCCGATGAGCCAGCCTTTGCCGGGATCAGCATCGAGTGCAAGCACGCGAATGTCCTGTGCCTGCCCGCTTGGTGGCGCCAGGCCGTGGAACAGGCGGGGGCGAGTGGCGTGCCGGTGCTGATCTTCAGGCAGACGGGGGCGCGCGGCGAAACGGTGATGGTCGACGCGCACGATGTGAACCCCAAGATTTTTCCTGTCCGGGGGCGGCACACCGTCACCTTGGGATGGGAAGCAGCTATGCAATGGATGCGGGAAATGCTGCCCGCGAAAGTGACTTATTCCCCGGGGATTATCTGATGACTACCTTGACTCTTTCTCGCGTCCCCTCGACTGCGACCTATGAAGAGCAGCAGAGCCGACTTTTCAAAACGGCCCACGCGGCGCTGACCTTCGCCTACAACCATACGGATCAGGTGTACGACAAACCCATGATGGCGCGTATGGCCGAGACGCAGGGCGGTGCGGCCGGTAAAGGGCTAGGCGGCACCGACGGCGCGGGGCAAGCGGCGTATATCTTCCGCGCGTTAGAAAAGCTGCCCCGCCTTTACCGTGCAATTCTCGTTGCGCGCTTCGCGCCCCGGTCCGATCGCTGCAAGTGCTGCCAAGGCACAGTAGATCGGCATGATTGGCTGGCAGCGGTGCGCGAGATCTCCGACGCCGCAGCGTGCGACGCGCTGTCGGCGCACCCTACGCCGCGAATCTTGCGAGACGCAATCGTGGCGCGCTACTTCGGCAAGGAGGTAAAGCTCTCAGAAGCAGCGGAGCGCGCGAAAGTGAGTGTGGCCACCGCTACGAACCACAACGGAAAAATCAAGCTGTGGCTCTATGGCACGCGGACAACGAAGCAGAAGGGGAGCGAGCGTGGCGCGGGGCAGAAGGGTGTTGAAGCGTTGGCGATGGAGTACGCAGCCGACTTGCTGTCGGCAAAGGGGCTGTGTGACTGAACCTCTTGCAGGGTTGAATTTTCACTGCTAAAGTTCGCCCTGTTTAGTCACTTTCGATAAGTGCGTACATCGAGACCCGCCATGCGAAAGCAGGCGGGTTTTTTGTTGCCCGCACCCAGAAGTGCTAGTGTGAGTGTGTGGTGGCCCGAGCGAACGAATCCATTATCTGCTCGTCCAGCGTCGAGGCTTGTTCTTGGTCCAAGATGAAAACCGTCACGTTCGGTTTTTCGCCGGGCGGGACATCCGCTAAGGGCAAGTGTTCGACGCGCATTACGACGGCGCCCGGCGCGCCGGCAAGCCTGCCCACATCAGTACGAACTACGCGGCAGATTTTGCCCTCTGACGATTCTTTCATGCCCTTGCTCCCCTGGTTTCGCCCGGATGCAGACGATGTCAGAGATAAGGGCAAGTAGTGTGCCTGCCGAAAGCAGTAGGCCACACCACATCTTTCTCGCGTCATCGTCGTGCGCCCCTGCGTGAGCTACAGGCTCCCGAGCCTCAGCCGCGCCCGGCTCCAGGCGCTTCAATCCGAAGACGCGAGATCCGGCAGGCGGCATTCAATCGCGAGGATGGCGGTTCCGTCTGGCAATCGGTAATTATTATCACCGAGCCACGTGACGGGCTGACCGTCGCGCAAGCAGTAGTAGTAATTCGCCCAGGCCCCATCGTTATTGGGAATTGCCCTGTGGCGGCGTTGGATTATGTATGTAATCCCGTTGGGGTCCACTGCGACTAGCTCAGTGGTGCTTTTGGTGTGGTCAAGTGGCATGATTCGGACTCCGATCAAACCGTAGTGCTCACCTCGTACGCTTCCGCCGTGGCCATCCACTGGCTGAGCTGAGCACTAACCCGCGTAGTGATAGTTGTCTGGGGCCCAAGGGTCGTCAATCACAATGGTCGCATTCTCGGGCGATACGAAGGACTGAGCGGTGCGGGATGGCTTTAGGGCCGGTATTTCGGCGCCGTTCTGCGAAAAACGTCCCTCGGCGATTTGGTGCAGACTTGTGACGAGCTGATTGATAAAGGGGAAAGGCATTCAGGTTCCAGGGTGTCAGCAGCGGACGGAGTCCGGCAGTTTTTATAGTGATCGGACTGTGCTTGTGATTGGGGTCGTTGTGGCCAATGCCACCCCTTCACAGTACGCGCCTTACCTCTAATAACCTAAGTCTCAATTGAAACAAACTAACCCGCCGTCAATCGCGCTCTTTATCCTTCTTCGACCGCGCTTTTCTGAAGATGCACTCGAGTAGAGTGCTCAGGTGCGCAGGTTTGGTGAGCCAAGCGTCAACACCGTCCGGCAGAAAACCGTGGGCAGATTTGCGCACGCTGCCGCTGAAAATGATGATCCGTGGGGCGTGGCCCTCGTTCATTGTCTTGAGCTGCGGTGCAAGGTCGAGACCCGACGCGTCGGGCAGATCAACATCGAGCAGAACGGCGTCGGGCTGGAACTCGGCCATGGTGCGTAGTGCAGTTGCACCGTCGCCCGCAGTCTGGACCGAAACACCCGGTTCCATCATCAGACATTCGGCGGTCAGCTCCGCAGACACGGTGGCGTCGTCCACGATCAGGATACGCATTGCGGTGATCTCCCTTCTACAACTCACCAGATAAATGACCCGCATCACGTGTTTGAAGGGCGGCGGGGAGTCTTAACCGCTTTCGCGGGCCTTTATCGTACTCCCCTCTCGCTATCGAGGGCCGCACGCTGGGCACGGCGTGTGGGATTCGGTCATCGCCGCCGGACGGTGTGCAGTAGATAGCTCCCGCAAGATCACACAGAGAATTGGCATGAAGCTCACGACAATCAAGCCGCGCCTCGTAATGGCCGGTTCCAGGCTGGCCGCTGCGCCTACGCCTAGCGCCAAGCGCATGTCGGGCCGCAAGCTGCAAGAACGCCGGTTGCGTGTCTGGTCTGCTGACCCACACTGCGCCCACTGCGGCGCGCTGACCGTGTATCCCGAAGGGTTCGAGCTGGACCACAAGGTCAGCCTGAACGATGACGGCGCGGATACCGACGAGAACTCGCAGGTGCTGTGCGTCTCGCGAGACGCGCACGGTCGCAAGGTCGGATGCCACGATGTCAAGACGCGGCAGGACATGGGATACAGGAGCCGGACGTAAATGGCACCGATCACTCTCAAGCTTTCCATTCGCGTCGCGTGGTGGGACCGCTGGTATCTGGCCTGGGTCGCTGTCGCGGCACGCCTGACCGGCGCACCCCCGAATATGGTCAAGGTCGAGCGGGGGATCAGGCGCGGCCTGTCCGCACAGCTCAGCAGCAGGCCGTAGGTAGCCGCTGCCGCGAAGCTGTGCCAAAGGGGCAAAAGGGGCAGCGGCTGCGCCGTCGCGTCCTGTAGGGCCTGTGTGCGGGTCTCTGGGGCACCGGCGCAGGGCAGTGCGGGCGTCAGGCAGGGGGGCGGGTCGAAAGTCTGGCGCGATCGCCTTCCGGAAACCACCTGTTCCCTCACGCACGGAAAATTTCGCCCTTTTGGAAAATTGTTAACCCTCTTTTGTTAACCACAAGCTATGGCATTAACCGACAAAAAGCGCCGTTTCGTCGACGCGCTGCTGTCGGGTCTATCCGGTTCGAAAGCCGCTATCCATGCGGGTTATAGCGAAAACGGGGCGGCCCAAGCAGCTGCCCGATTGATGCGCGACAAGCATGTTCTGGCTGCCCTGGGTCGCATTGCCGAAGTTAACAAACCGGTTAACAAAAAGGCGGTTAACAAAAAGGCCGAGGAAGAAGCACCGGCCAAGCAGATACCTCCTACGGAAGAGACGCCGCCGACAGCCGCCTGCGAAATCCCGCTGGGTGGAATCGGCCTGAAGGCCCTTGGGCTCACCTCGGATCCGCGAACGGTGTTGGTGGCCATAATGAACGATGCGAACGAGGAGCCGAAGCTGCGACTGGAAGCGGCCAAGGCCCTCATGCCGTTCACTCATGGGAAGGTTGCCGATCAGGGCAAAAAGGACGCGCAAAAAGCCGCAGCCAACAAGGTTTCTGTCGGCGGTCGCTTCAATCCGCCGCCGCCGCCCACGCACCTGCGAGTTGTTGGGAAAGGGTAAGCCATGACCTGGACAACCGCATGCCCGGATTGGGCAGCACGCCTGCGCGAGCGCCGTTCGATCATTCCGGCGCCGATCTTTGCAGACCAGGCCGAATACGCGCTGAACATCTTTAAGCAGTTGCGCGTTGTCGACCTACCCGGGAAACCCACTTTTGGCGAGTGCAGCGAAGAATGGGTGTTTGCCTTTGTGCGCGCCATCTTCGGCGGCTATGAGGCGGCAACGGGGAAGCAGTTGATCCGCGAGTACGGGCTGCTTATCAGCAAAAAGAATACGAAGTCCACCATTGCGGCCGGAATCATGCTGACGGCTCTTGTCATGTGCTGGCGAGAGGAAGAGGAACACCTGATCCTGGCCCCGACAAAAGAGGTCGCCGACAACAGCTTCAAGCCCGCAGCGAGCATGATTCGCGCGGATGAAGAGCTGTCGGACATGTTCCACATCCAAGAACACATCCGAACCATTACCCATCGCGTGACGCGCAATAGCCTGAAGGTCGTTGCCGCTGACACCGACACAGTATCTGGCAAGAAGTCCGGCCGCGTGCTGGTGGACGAGCTATGGGTATTCGGCAAGCGAGCGAATGCCGCGGCAATGTTTATGGAGGCGTTGGGCGGCCAGGTCTCCCGCGATGAGGGATGGGTGATCTACCTGACCACACAGAGCGATGATCCGCCGGCAGGCGTGTTCAAGGAGAAACTCGACTACTGGCGCGATGTCCGCGACGGGAAAATCGAGGATCGGAAGACGCTGGGGGTTCTATACGAGTTCCCGGACGAAATGGTAAAGGCGAAGGCCTACCAGCTACCGGAGAACTTCTACATCACCAACCCGAACCTTGGCCGCTCTGTCAGCGCGGAGTGGTTGCAAGACGAACTCAAGAAGAACCTCGGCAAAGCCGACGGGTCCAGCCAGAAGTTTCTGGCTAAGCACCTAAATGTGCAGATCGGGCTGAACTTGCGATCAGACCGCTGGGCGGGCGCCGACTTCTGGCTGGCTCAAGGTGATCCAGCATTGGCAGACTTGGATGAGTTTCTCGACCGCTGCGAAGTGGTCGTGGTCGGCATCGACGGGGGCGGCTTGGATGACTTGCTTGGGCTAGCCCTGATGGGGCGGGAAATTGAAACGCGCCGCTGGTTGCATTGGGGGCGCGCCTGGGCGCACAAGATCGTCTTGGAGCGTAGGGCGGAAATTGCCCCTGCTTTGCTGGACTTCGATAAGCAGGGCGACCTGAGGATCGTGGATCGGCCCGGCGATGACGTGGCCGAAGTGGCTGACATTGTCTGTCAGGTGCGTGATCGCGGGCTGTTGCCGGAGAAGCTGTGCATCGGTGTGGATGGATCGGGTATCGGAGACATTGTTGACGAGCTCACCAGTCCGGGTCGGAACTTCACCCTTGAAGAAATCACGGCCATTTCGCAGGGATGGCGCTTGAATGGCGCGATCAAGACCACAGAGCGCAAGATTGCCGGGCAGGAGATGCTGCACGGGGCGCGGCCGCTGATGGCCTGGTGTGTCGGCAATGCAAAGACAGTACAGCAGGGAAACGCGATCGCCATCAACAAGCAGGTATCGGGTACGGCAAAAATCGACCCGCTCATGGCGCTCTTTGACGCCGTTTTCCTGTTGTCGCTCAACCCCGAGGCCTCTGGCCGGTCGGTATACGAATCCCGCGGGATTCGATTTATCTGAGAGAACTCATGAAATTACTGGACCGCTTTCTGGGCGGCTCGGCGGACGAGTCGGCGCCTGAAGCCGGCCCGCGGCTTGAGCCAACCATTGCGCTAGAAAGCGCGCAGGCGTCGGTGCAGCCCAGGGGGCAGGCGTTCCGAGGCTTGGATGATCCAGCGCTGCTGGAATACATCCGCAGCGGCGACTACAACAGCCGGGTCGAGTCGCTACGGAACATGGCCGCACTGCGGTGCGTGTCGCTGATCGTCACGTCACTTGGCATGCTGCCGCTCAACCTGATTCGAAACGACGCATCCAAGGCGCCAGCGAAAGACCACCCTGGCTATCGGCTGATGAAGCTGAAGCCGAATGGGTGGCAAACGCCCTTCGAATTTAAAAGCATGATGCAGCTGCATGTTCTGCAGCAAGGCAATGCCTACGCCAGGGTTATCTGGTCAGCTGGCAGGCCGATCGCCCTGGTGCCGATGGCGCTCGGGTCCGTCAAGGCCGAGCTTGTGGGCTGGGAGATGCGTTACACGTACACCCGGCCGGATGGCCAGCAGGTAAAGCTATCGCAGAAGGAGGTGTTCCACCTGCGGGACATCACCATTGATGGGGTGGAAGGGCTAGGCCGTATGAAGCTCGCGCGCGATGCCATCTCACTGGCGCGCGACGCCGAGCGCGCCGCTGGCCGCGTATTTCGGACGGGCAACCTGGCGGGCGGCGCCGTGGAGGTCCCCAAGGCGCTATCGGACACGGCATACGGGCGGATGCGCAATTCCCTGGACACGGATTTTGCGGGCGCTGAGAACGCTGAGCGCTGGATGTTGTTGGAGGAAGGCGCCAAGGCAAACAAGTTCAAGGTGACCGCAGCCGAAGCGCAGCACATCGAGAATCGCAATGCCCAAATTGAAGAGGTAGCGCGCGCCTTCGGCGTGCCGCGGCCCCTCTTGATGATGGATGACACCAGTTGGGGGTCGGGCATCGAGCAGTTGGGAATCTTCTTCGTGCAGTACGGGCTGCAGTTCTGGTTCACAGCGTGGGAACAGGCGGCCATGCGCACCTTTCTGACTGACGAGGAACTGGACCAGCTGGCCTACAAGTTCAACGAGCGGGCTCTGATGCGCGGCACGTTGAAGGACCAGGCGGACTACTTCGCCAAAGCGTCCGGCGCCGGCGGCCATGCTCCGTGGATGTGGCAGAACGAGATCCGCGACCTGTCAGACCTACCGGCCAGCGATGACCCGCAGGCAAACAAGCTGCGCGACCCCATTACCCAAAAAGGAAAATCAAATGAGCCTGCTGCAACTGCCTGAAATCAAGGCGGATGCCCGCCTTGGCGCCGCCGACTTCGATCTGCGTCCAGACGCACTGGAGCGGTGGGCACCACAAGTCCGCGCGGCCGCGGCGGACGAAGACGCCACCATTTCCATCTACGACGCCATCGGAGATACGTGGGACGGTAGCGGCGTGACGGTCAAGCGCATTCAGGCCGCGCTGCGTTCCGTTGGCGCCCGGGACGTGACGGTGAACGTCAACTCACCCGGCGGCAATTTCTTTGAGGGAGTCGCGATCTATAACGCGCTGCGCGAGCACAAGGCCAAGGTCACGATCAAGGTATTGGGACTGGCGGCGTCAGCGGCGTCGGTAATTGCGATGGCGGGCGATGAAATCCTGATGGGTCAGGGATCGTTCCTGATGATCCATAACGCCTGGGCAGTAGCCATCGGGAACCGCCACGACCTGATCGACGCAGCCGCGAAGCTGGAGCCGTTTGATGAGGCGATGGCACAGGTTTATGCGGCTCGAACGGGCATGACGCCGAAACAGGCCGAAGCCCTCATGGACAAAGAAACCTGGATCGGCGCGGATCAGGCGGTCGAGGATGGCTTCGCCACCGGCCTGCTGGATGGCACCGCAGTCACCGAGCAGCCGCAATCGAGCGGCGAACGGCGGGCCCTGGCCCAGGTGGAGGCGGCCATGGCTCGCGCCGGATATAGCCGCTCGTCTCGCCGCGACACCTTCAAAGCACTTTTTTCCGGCAAGCCGAGCGCTGCCACAACCACCACGCCGTGCGCTGGTGACGACGTAGCAGCCCTGCTGCAAACCACACTTACAACCCTGCGAGGTTAAACATGAAGCAACAATCGAATGCCCGCGTCCCCCGCGGGCTGGTTTCCGTACGCGCCGACGCCGGCAGCCCAGGTGAGGTGAAGGCCCTCATCGAACAGCTGAACCAAGCGTTCGCCACGTTCAAGGACGAACACTCCAAGCAGCTGGATGAGGTCAAGAAGGGCACGCATGATGCGCTTCAGGCCTTCAAAGTCGAGAAGATCAACGCGGACATCTCCCGGCTTCAGTCCGCCATCGACGACGCCAACATGAAGATCGCGTCGGCGCAGATGGGCGACGGCACCGGCCAGCGCCTGAAGGACTCCGAGTACAGCGACGCCTTCAACGCGCACTTCAAAAAGGGCGAAGTGCAGGCGGCGCTGAACAAGGGGGCCGCAGAAGAAGGCGGCTATCTCGCTCCGGTGGAGTGGGATCGCACCATTACCGACAAGCTGGTGCTGGTTTCGCCCATGCGGCAACTGGCGACCGTACAACCGGTATCCGGTGCCGGCCTGACCAAGCTCTACAACATGGGCGGTACGGCATCTGGCTGGGTGGGCGAGACTGCGGCGCGTCCGCAGACCAACACGGCTGGTTTCGCTTCGCTCGGCTTCGGTTGGGGCGAAATCTACGCCAACCCCGCCGCGACGCAGCAACTGCTCGACGATTCGGCGATCAATCTGGAAAGCTGGCTCGCAGGTGAAGTGGAAACCGAGTTTTCCAAGCAGGAGGGCCTGGCTTTCGTTTCGGGCAACGGCACCAACAAGCCCTTCGGGATCCTGACCTATGTCGAAGGCGGCGCCAACGCGGCCAAGCATCCGTTCGGCGCGATCAAGGTGGTGAACAGCGGCGCGGCGGCAGCCATCACGTCGGACGGCATCATTGATCTCATCTACGACCTGCCCTCGGCATTCACGGGGAACGCGCGCTTCGCCATGAACCGCAAAACCCAGGGCCAGGTCCGCAAGCTGAAGGATGGTCAAGGCAACTACCTGTGGCAACCGTCCTTCGTCGCGGGGCAGCCGGCCACTGTGGGCGGTTTCCCGCTGACCGAAGTGCCGGACATGCCGGACGCGGTGGCGGGCGCCACGCCGGTGCTGTTCGGCGACTTCAAGCGCACCTACACCATCTTCGATCGTGTGGGCGTGCGAGTGCTGCGGGACCCGTACACGAACAAGCCCTTCGTGCTGTTCTATACGACCAAGCGCGTTGGGGGCGGAGTGCATAACCCCGAGCCGATGCGCGCGATGACGATCGCTGTGGCGTAAACATCGTGGGAAGGCGCCGGCCGGCGTCTTTCCTCATTTCAGGAGAGTTATATGGCGAAGCTGACCAAGGCGTTTCGGGGTGTTCCGAAGGGCTCAATCTACCCGGTTGAATTTGCGGCCGGTCAGGAATGCCCTCCCGAGCTCGAAGCCGGGGCGCGCGATTTGGGGGCGCTGGAAGCGAGCGCGGAGGATTCGGACGAGAAGAAAGACTTGATGGCGCAGCTGGACGCCGCGCAGATTAAGTTTGACAAACGCTGGGGCATCGACAAGCTCCGTGCAGCCCTGGCTGAAGGCCAGAAGGACTGATCATGCCGCTGTTGACGCCTGAAGAGTGCATTGCTCATTGCAACGCCGATCCGGCGGACGCGCCATTGCTGGCCGACTTGCTCGCCGCTGCCGAAAGCGCAGTGGCAGGCCATCTCAACCGGGCATTCTTCTCGGCTCAATCTGACCTCATCGCCGCGCAGGACGCGCTGCCGCAGGCCGCTGGAGATGCGCAAGACGCACATGAGGCAGCCCTGACCGCCGCGGCTGAACTTAGCAACGCGGCTGCGCGCCAAATGGCAATTGCACTTGCGACGGAGAGGCTGAAGGAAGCGCAGATCGGCTTTCAGCGCGTGCTGTTCGGCATTGTGGCTACACCTCGTGTCAGAGCCGCGGTGCGGCTGACGCTCGGCAACCTGTACGCCAACCGCGAAGAGGTGGTTGTCGGTGCAAGCGCCGCTCGGCTTCCCCAAGGGGTGCCGGAACTCCTGCGCGCTGACAGGCGGGAGATGATGCCATGAGGGCTGGGACGCTGCGCACCTGGATTCGGATCGAAAGGCGGGAAGATGGGCAAGACGACGAGGGGCAGCCGAATGGATCCTGGGTGGAAGTTGCAACAGTACCGGCAGATCCTCGCGGTCAGACCGGTATGGGGGCCATTACCCGCAATCAGGAAAACATTGGCGCGTCTATCAACGCATACAGTTTCCGGATCCGGTTCCGCCGCGGCATCGACCAGGGGATGCGCGTCCTGGAGCTTTACGACGGGCAGCCGGTGGGCGAACCCTTTGACATCAAGAATGTGCGGATGGACCTTGCCCGACGGCAGTGGACGGACTTGATCTGCGAGCAGGGGGGCAGCGATGGCTAGGGGGCTTCAGGCAAGTTTCGACACATCGGGCTGGGCGGTGGGCTTGGATCGGTTGCTGGGACCCGCACGGGTCAGCTTGGCGCGTTCCATGGCCGTTGCTGGCGGCGAGGTGCTGCGGGATGAGGCCAAGGCGCGGGTGAATACGCACAACGGCGTTTTGGGTGCCGCCATCTACCTTGCTTTCCGGGAACGGTACTCGACGGATCAAGAAGTCCAGTACGCCGTCACCTGGAACAAGCGTAAGGCGCCTCACGGCCACCTGGTGGAGTTCGGGCACTGGCAGATCTATCCGGTGATCAAGAAGGCCGACGGAACCTATGTGACCGACAAGCGCCGCAAGCTTGCGACACCGAAATGGGTGCCCGCTTATCCGTTCTTGCGGCCGGCGTATGAGGCAGCCGCGGCCCGCGCCCAGGCTGCAATGATTCAGCGGGGCCGACAACGGTTGCCTGAGCTTTTGGCAGGACAGGAGGTGCGCGATGTCACTTGAAGCCCAACTGCTTGCAGTGCTGGGGCCGTTGGTCGGCGGGCGTGCTTATCCAGATGTCACGCCGGACAAGCCTGTGTTTCCGTTGATCGTTTACCAAGGCGCCGGCGGGCAAGAACAGTGGTACGTGGAGCGCGAACGCCGCGAGAAGCGGCATCAGCGCGTGCAGGTGTTCGTCTGGGCCGCCACGCGGGCGCAGGCTAGCGACATTGCTGACCAGATCGGCACCGCCTTGTGCGAAAGCGACTTTCCTGCTGTTGAGCCGTATGGCTCGCCCACCGGCCTCTACGAAGAGGCAATCAAGAAGTACGGCACCCGCCAGGACTTCGGTATCTGGTTCCTTCCCTCCTGACCTTTCCCCCGCTTCTACATCAAACCCGGCCGCGCGCCGGGTTTTTCATTTGAGGAACACAAATGTCTTCCATCTTCATCAACGGCACGCGGTATTCCATCTCGACGGCGGTCGCCGCGGCCGCCGCCATCTCGGCCATCTCCAATGCGAATCCGGCTGTTGCCTCCGCGGTCGCCCCGCCGGAAGACGGCTCCATCCTGGTTCTGAAATCGGCGTGGACCAATCTGAGCGAGACCGTGGCGCGCAGCGCCAATGCAGACGCCAACAGCTTCGAGCTCGAAGGCGTTGACACCACGAGCACCGCCCTGTTCCCGGCCGGCGGGGGCGCTGGCACCTATCAGAAGGTCAGTTCCTGGGTGGACCTCGATCAGGTGCGCGACGTTGTGATGGCCGGCGGCGACCAGCAGTTCTTCAACTATCAGTACGTTGAAGATCCGACCAGCCGCCAGCGCCAGAAGCCGACGTTCAAGAATGCAATGACCATGACGGTCTCGCTGGACTACGACCCGGCAAAGGCATGGTACGCGGCGCTGATCGAGGCTGACCGCCTGCGCGAGCCCGTCGTCGTGCGCGGCGTGCTGCCCAACGGCTCGACGCTCTTCTACTACGCCTATCCCTCGTTCAACAAGGTCCCCGTCGGCCAAGTGAACGAGAACCTGCAGAACACGGCGGTCTTCTCTCTCATCGCCGATCCCATCCGTTACGAGGCCGCGTGATGACGTTCAAGATCAAATCCAACCCGACCATCGACGCCAGCATCACCATCGTCGGCCAGGGGCGCGAGCAGCAACTGAATGTCACTTACCGCCACAAGACCGGCAAAGAGTACGACGCGTTGATGAAGCAGTTGGCGGCCGGCGAGATCTCGACCGCCGACCTGCTGCTCCTGCTGATCGAGAATTGGGACGCGGACATGCCTGTAAGCAAGGAGTCGATCGACTTGCTCTGCGAGCACCAGCCCGGCGCCGACCTCGCGATCGCGAGCGCCTTCCACGACGCAATCCGGGTTGAGCGCAAAAAAAACTGACTGAGGCTGTGGCGGCCTTCCTTTGGGAGCCGCCATCAGCCGCAACGTTAGCGAAGGCGGGGTTACGGCTCACCGACTTTCCCCGGCCTCGCGCCGAACTCTGGCCGGAGCACGTGCCAGCGTTCAACCTGTTCACGCGCAACTACACGCAGTGGCGCGTGGGGGCGGGAGGGCCGATAGGGCTGGATTACGGGGTCCTGTATCACGATCTGGACCGTCAAGAGCTTCCCAGGGCGGAGCAGCAGGAAATCATGGACGTTCTTCGGATCATCGAGCGGGCGGCCCTGGAAATCTTCCATAAGAGTTGAACATGGCACAGGAAAGCATTGGCACCGCGCGGCTAGATATCGTCGTCGATACCTCGCAATTCGACGCTGCGATCGCTTCGGCCAAGCGCGGAACCAGCGACATGTCTCAGTCCGCGCAGGCGGACTATACGAAGCTGGCAGCCGCTGAACGCCGCCGTGTTGACGCCCTGGTGAACCAGGCCAACACCATCGGCATGACGCGGAAGGAGCAGATCCTTTACAACGCTGCCCTGCGCGGTGTGCCCACGTCAATTCTGGACGAGCTCAAGACCAAGCTGTCGGCGACGGGGGCGGCCGCAGCCGGCGCCACCAAGCAGATGAATCAGTATGGTGTGAGCGCCGCACAGCAGGCCGCAGCGCTTCGCGGCGTCCCGGCACAGATCACCGACATCGTGGTGTCACTGCAGGGCGGACAGCAACCGTTGACTGTGCTGCTGCAGCAGGGCGGACAGTTGAAGGACATGTTTGGCGGCATCGTGCCTGCGGCGCGGGCTCTCGGCAGCACTATCCTGGGATTGGTGAATCCCTGGACGGTCGCCGCAGCAGCGGTCGCAGTCTTCTCAACTGCGCTCGTGTCGGGCAAAGGCGAGCTGCCGGAGTTCACCAAGACGCTGATTCTGAGCGGTAACGCAGCCGGGAAGACTGCCGCAGGTATGTCCAACCTGGCCACGCGCATCGCGGACGTGGCGGGGTCTCGCGGGAAGGCCGTTGATGCGCTCAACCAGATAGCGGCTTCGGGCAAGATTGCGGGGCAGAACTTCGCGGTGGTTGGAGAAGCGGCAGTTGCAGCGAACCGCGCCACCGGAAAGGCTATTGCCGACACCGTGCAGGAGTTCGAAACGCTCCGCGGCAAGCCCGCCGAGGCGATCGCCGCGCTGAACGAGCAGCAGCATTTTCTGACGCTGGAGGTTTATCAGCAGATCGCCAGCCTGGAGCGCCAAGGACGCACTCAGGAAGCTGCCGCGCTGGCGCAGCGGACCTATGCGGACGCCGTTAAGCAGCAGGCCGAGGAAGTACGGCAGAGCCTTGGCACGCTTGAAACGGCGTGGAACGCAGTCACGCAGGGGGCCAGCAGCGCGTGGGAGGCCATGAAGAGTTTCGGCCGGGCGCCGACCTTCGACCAGATCACGGCACAGCTCAGGACCGTCAACGCGGAGCTGAAGCAGCTTCGCGATAACGCGGCTCCTCAAGACGACGAAACCAAGGCATTCGTTGGAGATGGCGGACGTGCGGCGCGGCGTCGGGCGAAACCGCTCGAGCGGGACCAAAATCGACTGATCGCAGAGGCTGCAGCGCTTCAGGATCAGGCCGACCAGGCCGCAGTTGTGGGCTGGCAGAAGCGCCAGGAAGCGGAAAAAATCGCAGCTGAGGCCCGCCTCTCATCCCTCGCCAAGGAAACCGAGACAAATCGGCAGAAACGCGAGCGCGAGATCGCCCAGGTCAAGAAGGACGCCGAGATCACAGGGGCGACCCTCGATACGCAAAAGAAGCTGATCGACCAGATCAACGAGAAGTACAAGGACCCCGCGGTCAAGGCATACACGGAAGACGCCGCTACCAAGCTCTTGCAGCAATACCGAGAGGCGGGAGCCTCTCTTCAGGCGCAGATCAGCAGCGAAAGCAAGCTGGCCGCCTGGGGACAAAAGCGCGCCGAGTTCGAACAGCAAATCGCCGACATCAAGGGCAAGAAGGTCCTGACATCGGATCAAAAGAGCCTGCTCGCTCAGCAAGACATGCTGCGCCGTCAGCTTGATCTGAATGTTGCCGCAGAGAAGGAGCTACGCACCAAGCAGGAGACTGCCAAAGTCGAAGCCCTGCGCGCCAGCCTGGCCGCTACCCGAGACCTGGAGCAGCAGCAGTATGCGGACCAGGTGGCCGGGGTGGGGCTGGGTGACCGCGCGCAAGAGGAGCTTCGCGCGCGTCAGGCGATATTGCGCGACTACCAGCGCCAGCAGGCGCAGTTTGACCGCTCGATGGCGTCTGGGCAGATGTTGCCGGAGACCTATCGGAGCCAGACCGCCGTCTTGAAGGAACACCTGGACCTGCGCCTGTCGATGCAGCAGCAGTATTTCGACCAGGTGCGCGATGCCCAGGCCAACTGGAAAAACGGAGCCACCTCGGCGCTTGGCAGCTACCTGGACAGTGCGGCCAACGTCGCCGCGCAAACGAAGACGATGTTTTCGAATGCGTTCCAGGGCGCAGAGGACGCAATCGTTCGGTTCGCCACTGCGGGAAAGCTCTCGGTTCGGGATTTCGCGACGTCGGTCATTGCGGACTTTGCCCGGATCGCCGCGCGCCAAGCCGCGGCTGGTTTGCTGGGAACCATTGCCGGATCTTTAGCGGGGGCTGCTGTCAGTGGCATTTCGGCCGGGGCCAGCTACCAAGGCTCTGGAATGGCTGCGGTTGGCAGCACGGACGGAATGACTGGCAACTGGGGAGCCATTGCTGGCGCTCGGGCATCTGGTGGTCCCACTGCCGCGAATTCGCTCTATCGCGTAAATGAGCTTGGACCGGAACTCTACTCCGAAGGTGGTAAGACCTATCTGATGAGCGGGGAAAACGGTGGTTACGTTACCCCCTTAAAAGTCAGTGCTGCCGTTGGCGACAGGGGTGGTGGACCGGCCTACCAGATTACCAACCAGGTGATTTTCAACGACTCCGGCCGCGAAACGCGACAAACGGGTCAGGACGAAGCAATGGGGCGGGAGATGCTGCGGCAGATGGAGGCGGTTGCGCAGCGAGTAGTCGACCGCTCCTATCGTCAAGGCGGAACCGCTTGGAACGCACGAAATGGGAGGGCCTGATGGTCGAGCGATTTGATTGGAAGGCGTCGGGCGAGCCCAGCGGCACAGTGACTTTCCGACGCCTCACTGCCCAGTTCGGCGACGGGTATCGCCAGGTCGCCGGAGACGGAATCAACAACAAAGTGCAGTCTTGGCCACTCACTTTCGTGGGAAGCAAAAAGGAAATGCAGGCGGTAATGGTGTTTCTCGACAGACACGCTGGCATTAGGTCATTTCTCTGGACGCCTCCAATGGGGGTGGAGGGCTACTACGAGGCGCCGGCGTACAGCCTCAATCCTGTGGGCGGGGACGTTTACACGGTTTCCGCTACTTTCAATCAAATTTTCAAACCATAGGGCAGCCATGGACCCGCTCGTAAAAGTAAATGTGGGGTTCAGCCCTAACGATGGAACCGGCGATGCTTTGCGAAACGCATTCATCAAGCTGAACCAGAACGTTGACTCCATCGCTAACGCCATAGGCGCGGCTTTTGGGCTCGCCACCCTTGGGGCAGATGCACGCCTCTTGATGGGGCAAATGCCTGTTCCGCTTGTGCTGCCATCCACGCTCCACGATCTGAACAGTTACTACTATCCCGGTATCTATCGGCAGGATTCGAGCGCCGGCGCGCAGGCGGGCGCAAACTATCCGGCGGCATTGCCTGGGGTTCTCCAGGTACAGGGTGGTGCGAATGGCGTCCTTGCTGTGCAGCGTTACACCATCGCCTCACCAGGAGCGAGCAACGCCCGGGAGTTCCTGCGCGTTTTGGCTGGAGGGGGTTGGTCCGGATGGACTGAGGGCCTGAGTTCCGCGCTGATGGGCGCGCCCGGGGGGCTGGCAACTCTTGGCTCCAACGGTCGATTACTCCAGCAAGGCCCGTTTGCTGAAATCGCATATGGTGGAACGGATGCCAATACTCTGGTTCTCCCCGGCGTTTACGTCGTGCAGTCTGACGCGAACGCTACAGCGGCCCTCAATTGGCCGGCGCTGATTGCTGGGACGATGACGGTGGAGGCTGCGAGCTCCGGGAACATGCAGGTAACGCAGACCTATACCACGCGAACCGGGCGAACCTTCAAACGTATCCGCTTCTTATCTAGCGGGGTGTGGGAAGCATGGCAGGAACAAGCCCGGCTCTCGGATCTGGTGGCTCTTGGCATCGGGCAGTCTTGGCAGAACGTAGGCCCGTCACGCGCGCCCAATACAAACTTTACGAATTCAACCCCTAAGCCCATCCTGGTTATGGCTTCTGTGGCGCTGAATGCAGCGAACGGCCGCATCATCATGTACGTGGATGACAAGCTTGCGCAAGACTCTTTTAACCCGACTTCTGCCGCCAGCTTAGGCGCTCAGATTGTGGTCCCCTCCGGTTCAACCTACCGGATTGTGCCAGTCGCAAGCGCCATCTCTGGATGGTGGGAGTACCGATAAATGCAAACCTTCAAAGACACCGAAACCGGCCTGTATTGGCAGTTTGAGGATGACGTATCCGTCCATGAGGAGGATGGTGGTCTGGTTTTTACTTCGCCGCATGGATCTGTGCTTGAAGTTCCCCAAACGCTGGTTCCTAGCGATCCTCCGCCGCCCTATGTTCCGCCGGATCCGGATCCTGTTCCGGTTTCACGATGGCAAGGACGCGAGGCAATGCGCGCCACCGCTTACGGGGATGTGCCGCTTGAGGATGGCGGCATGTCGGTTTTTGACGCGGTGGAATCGCTGCTTGCCCAACCCGGGACTCCAGACTATTACCGGACGGCGTGGGACGAGATCCAGCAGTTTGAGCCGGACAGTCCGGTCCTTTTGGCAATCGCCGCTGAGCTTGGGCTGACGGACGCCCAGCTGTCCGCGCTGTTCGCTTTCGCCGCCACGCTGCGCGCCTGATTGGGGCGGCATCACAAGGAATCACCACCATGAGCATTACCTCCGACATCCAGAAACTGGAGCCGGGCGATGCGGTGCGTCTGTTTGAGCTGGACACCAGCAACCAGGGCGGGCCCACCCTCCGCTTTCACAATTACAACCAAAGCGGCCCGATCCTCTGGAAGGGCCAGGAGTACACGCCCTGGGCGTTGGAAGCCCGCGATTTCCAACGCACGGGCGAAGCGTCCCAACCGTCGCCGACCCTCGCGGTGGGCAACATCGGCGAAGACAAGAACGGCGATCCCGTTGCCGGCGTGATCTCCTCCCTGTGCATCGCCATGGATGATCTGGTGGGCTGTGTGTTGACCGTTCGCGAAACGCTGGCCAAGTATCTCGACCCAGCGAACTTCCCGGACGGCAACCCCAACTATGACCCCAACCAGGAATTGCCGCTTGAGGTGTGGCTGGTTGAACAGAAGCTGAACGAAACACCGGAGGTCGTTGAGTTCGAGCTTGCAACGGGACTGGCATTCGATGGGCGCCAACTACCTGGGCGCCAGATCGTGGCGACCATCTGCCCGTGGAAATGGATAGGTGGTTATCGCGGGCCTTACTGCCAGTACACGGGGGCCGCGTATTTCGACGGTCAGGACCGGCCCGTGTCCAGTCCGGAGCAGGACAACTGCGCCGGTCTGGTGCGCTCCTGCCAGCTACGGTTCGGTGCAGAGCAGGGCGTGGAGCCGGTGGCGGCTGTCATCAACTTTGGTGGGTTCCCTGCCGCTGATCGGGTTCGATAGCATGAAGAAAGCAACACTTGCAGCCATGCGCCGTCACGCCGAGGAGGTGTATCCCACCGAGTGCGTGGGTTTCGTGGTGTCTGATCCCGAGGGGCGTGAAATCTATGTGCGCGGCCAGAATGTGGCCGATGCGCCGGAGGCCGGCTTCGTAACGCGCCCCGATGATTGGGCGGCAGCCGAGGATATGGGGGCGGTGGTCGCATTCGTCCATTCGCACCCGGATAATCCGGCCTCGCCATCGGAGGCGGATCTGGTGGCCTGCGAGGCCATGGCGGAGAGGGTAGGGGCGCTGCCTTGGTACATCGTGGAGGTGCGCAAGGACATTGGTCAGGCGGCGCCTCAAGCTCTCGCCATCGAGGCGTTTTCCCCCTCGGGCTACCAAGCGCCGCTGCTGGGGCGCACGTTCCATCACGGTGTCCTTGACTGCTACAGCGTGATCCGGGATTTCCACGCGAGGGAGATGGGGATTCACCTTCCCGACTTTGAACGTGCGGATGGCTGGTGGGAAGGCGAGCAAGAGGTCTACCTAGACAACTTCGCCGCTGCTGGCTTCCGGTCGCTGGCCGCTGGCGAGACGATTCAGCGCGGGGATGTGATCCTCATGAACCATCTGGCGAAGCGCACCAACCATGGCGCGGTCTACCTGGGGGATGGCACGCTGTCCGAGCGACCGGACCTATTCCCCATGCAAGGCACCATGCTCCATCACCTGTACGGCCGACTGTCTACCCGCGAGGTGTATGGCGGGTACTGGCAAGAGATCACGCGCGTCGTGCTGCGACATAAGGAATTGGCCAATGGATAACCAGTTACGCACCATCCGGCTGTATGGGCTGCTGGGAACGCGGTTTGGTCGCGTCCACCGGCTAGCCGTGCGAAGTGCCGCCGAGGCCATCCAAGCGCTGTGCGCCATCCTGCCCGGATTTGAAAGAGAAATGATCACCTCTGGGGATCGCGGCGTGCGCTACGCGGTTTTCCTAGGCCGCAGCAACATTGGAGAAGACAGGCTTGAGCATGCCGCTTCGGAAGAGGAAGAGATCCGGTTTGCGCCGGTCATCCAGGGGGCCAAGCGGGGGGGCGTATTTCAAACGATCCTCGGCGCGGCCATGGTGGCCGTCGGCGCTGCTATTAACTACTTCAGCGCGGGCTCTATGGCGGCGTTCGGAACTTCGCTTATGAAAATGGGCGCCGTCGTGGCGCTGGGCGGCGTCATTCAGTTGGCGAGCCCGACGCAAACTGGGCTCTCCACCAAGGACAGCCCAGATAACGGTGCGTCTTACAACTTCAACGGGGCCGTGAACACGACCGCGCAGGGCAATTGCGTTCCGGTTCATTACGGTGAGGGCTGGGCCGGGAGCGCCGTGGTGTCGGCCGGCATTTATGCCGAAGATCAAGCATAGAGGTAATGATGCAACGTCTACTTTCACCCGCCGAAGCCGGCGGGTTTTCTTTTGATGGGCCCATGCGAAACATCGCGCGTCAAGGCGGTATCACGATTGTGGGTCGCAAGGGGGGCAAGGACGGAGGCGGTGCTCGTTCGCCCGTGGAGGCTCCTGATAGCCTGCACAGCATTTCGTATGCCAAGGTGCTTGACCTGATCAGTGAGGGGCCTATCGTCGGCCCTGTGGCCGGGCTGAATTCCATCTTGCGCAGCATCTACCTGGACGGAACGCCCATCGAGAATGATGACGGATCGCTCAACTTTCAGGGCGTGCGAGTGGATTTCCGCAACGGCACGCAGTCACAAGACTATATCCAGGGATTCCCGGCGGCCGAAAGCATTACTGGCCTGGGCGTCGAGCTGAAATACGGCGTTCCTTGGGTCCAGACGATCACTGATCGCACGTTGTCCGCGGTCCGCATAACGCTAGAGGTTCGGGGGCTCATCCAGGTCGACACGGGCAATGGAGACCGCGACGGCACTCGCGTGGATTACGCCATTGATCTGCAGACCGACGGCGGGCCGTTCCAGGAGGTTCTGGTATCAGCGTTCGACGGGAAGACCACGCAGACTTACGCGCGAACCCACCGCATCGACCTTCCGCAAGGCGCGCAGACGGGGTGGGTTGTTCGTGTGCGCCGTTTGTCCATAGATTCCGCCACCGACACCCTGACCAACGCCACATGGATCCAGTCCATCACCAACGTGCTGGATGCCAAGCTGCGCATGCCGATGTCCGCCGTGGTGGGAATCCAGGTAGACGCCAGCCAGTTTTCTGCCATCCCAACCCGCGCGTACCGTTTCCGTGGCCGCATCATCGCAGTGCCTAGCAATTACGATCCCGAAACGCGGACCTATACCGGCGCGTGGGATGGGACGTTTAGGCAGGCGTGGACCAACAATCCCGCCTGGATCTGGTACGACATGGTGACGAACCAGCGATATGGCGCCGGCGCATTCTTGGAGCCGGCGCGGCTGGCGATGGCGAAGTGGCAGCTTTATCCCATCGCACAGTACTGCGACGAAATGATCCCGGACGGGTTTGGGGGTATGGAGCCGCGCTTTACCTGCAACGTCTACATTCAGCAGGCAGCGGACGCATATCGCGTCATGTCCGATCTTGCCAGCGTCTTTCGTGGCATCGTCTACGAGATGAATGGGGCCGTTGCGGCGTCGGCCGATATGCCGGCCGAGCCGGTTTACAACTTCACCAATGCGAACGTGTTGGATGGAAAGTTCGGCTACACCGGCAGCCCGCGGCGCACTCGTTTTACCGTGGTTCAGGTTTCCTGGAACGACAACACGAACCAGGGTGTCGCGAAGATGGAGGCGGTCGAGGATCGGGAAGCGATCGCCCGCTACGGCGTGCGGATGCACCAGCTGACCGCCTTCGGCTGCACGTCGCGCGGGCAGGCCGTGCGCGTTGCAAAATGGGCGCTGCTCACCTCTCAGCGGGAGACGCAAGGGGTCACCTTCGGAGTGGGGCTTGAACAGGCGGTGGTGAAACCGGGATCTGTGATCCGGATTGCCGACAAGAATCGCACCGGCCGCCGTATCGGCGGCCGAATTCGTTCGGCCACTGACACAACCGTCACAGTGGACTTGGCTATCGGGGTGCGGGCTGGCGACCGCTTGATCCTGAACATGCCCAACGGCCTGACGCAAACGCGCATTGTGCAGGGTGCGGTGGGAACCATGATCACCGCCGACCAGACGATCTGGACGGCCGACAGCACCGAGATCACGGCGGACATGATTGGGATCCAGGGGGGAACCCTGGAGATCACCGTCACCCAGCCATTCACTGACCTTCCAGAGCCGGAAGCCGTCTGGACGCTGGAATCTGAGGAGTTGTCGACGCAGCTATTCCGCGTAATCAGCGTGGTGCGCGAGGACGTGATGACCGCCATGATCAGCGCCGTGCAGCACGTCCCGGGAAAGTTCAACGCTGTGGACTATGGCACGCGCCTGGAGAACCCACCGATTACGGTCATCCCGCCCATGGTGATGTCCGCTCCTGAGAACGTGGCATTGTCTTCGTATTCGACACTGGACCAGACGATAGCCACCCACAACGCCCTCATTACCTGGGACAAAGTGCAGGACGCAGTGGAGTATCAAGTCCAGTGGCGACGCAACAACTCGGACTGGATTGAAGCGGGCCGGACTGGCTCGGCATCCGTCGAAATTCGGGGCATTAGCACCGGCCGCTACCTCGCAAGGGTGCGCGCGATTAACGCCGCGAACATCCCGTCGGCGTGGGGCTTGTCCGCGTCCACCGAGTTGCAAGGCAGTGTCCTGCCGCCGCCGCAAGTCACGCACTTGACCGCGCAGGGTATGGTGTTTGGGATCCGACTGAATTGGGGCTTCCCTGCCGGCAACTACATCATCGAGCGGACGGAACTCTGGTATTCGGAATCGCAGTCGCTGGGGAGTGCCATCAAGCTGGGGGAGTTCGCGTTCCCGCAAAACACCCACGACATGATGGGGTTGTCCGCTGGCAAGCGCCTGTATTTTTGGGCCAGGCTGGTGGACCGAACCGGTATCGCTGGGGACTATTTCCCGATTGGGAGTCCCGGCGTTATCGGCACATCCAGCAATAGCGCCGACGAGATCCTGGCGTATCTCACCAACCAGATCACTGAAACGCAGCTTGCGAAGGCGCTGCTGGACAAGATCAACGACGGCGGAGACGCCCAGGTGCAGATTGACGCAATCATGAATGCCCTGGCAGCGATGTACACCATCAAAACCCAGCTCACGGTTGGGGGCGTTCCGTACCTTGCCGGCATCGGGGTAGGCGTCGAGAACAACGGCGGAGTCATTACGTCGCAGATCCTGCTGGCGGCAGGGCGCGTGGCCATCCTGGACGAGTCCACCGGATCCGTGAAAGCGCCGTTTGTAGTGCAGGGTGGGCAGGTTTTCATGAACGAGGCCATCATCGGCCGCGCCACCATCGGCTCTGCCAACCTAAAGGACAACCTCACCTCAGACGCGCTCAATCCAAACGGTTTGCCGGTGTTCAACCTGAACATGCGCTCTGGCCTTATGTCCTTCAACGGCTCCCAGGCCGATGGCTCGAGAACGGAGGTCACAAACACGGGCATGCGCTACTACTATCCAAACGGCGTGCTGGGCGCACGATTCGGGGGGTGATATGGCGGTGATGCCTCTTGAACTGTGGTCGCCCCAGGGCGTCCTGCTATTCAGCCCAGGGATGCGGATAGCTCGCCAGCTGGGCGAGTTCTACACCAACTCGGCCAATGGCACCGTTGTGATCCCGCAGCTCGCTGACACCGCAAACTCCTGGTTTTTGGCTACCGTCGCCGGCGCCGGAGCCAACGCTCCGACCATTCGCCGCAATGGTTCTACGCTCACTTGGTCGTACACCGATGTGCCGAATCAGGGGCGGGCAAACATGCTTGTTTTATGGGGGGTCAAGTAATGGCAGATGCAGCGTTTGAGCTGTGGGATCCTGCCGGAAACCTGCTTTGCGATAGTCGCAACGTCAATATGTTCCTGAGATACATGGGCACGGCTAGCGGAGCCTTTTCGTTCAACGCTGTCCGCCCTGTGGTTTTCTTCGTACCGACCGGCGGCGGCTTTGCCGCCATGCGCAGCCTGGTTAACAACGGGAACGGGACATATACCGTCACTTTCACCGGCGTGGCCGTCGAATACTACATTTTTGATTGGCCATGGGTGACGGGCGGCCCGATGGATATATGGGCGCAGGACGGCCGGCACATCTTCATGAGTACGGCCAGGCCGATGAACGTTTACGGAAACCTGCGTATCCCCCGGTACTGGAATTCTGATGGAACCGGCAGCGGGTACATCGACGGGATGGAGGTGGGCGGACTTCCAGCGCGCAAATGGGCCTACTGTCCGTCGTTCCAGCGGCGTGGCTTTCAATGCTACCCCGTCGCTGGAGGTGGCTGGAGTTCTATCTGGTGGGGCGAGAACTACGCCGCCCGCAGTACCGGCGTCTATTCAAAAATCCAGGATCAGGTGGCCTCGCTTTTTGGCTGGGCCCCACTTCGCAACACCCGCTTTGTAAGCGATGCGGAAGAGAACGATATCGCCGTGATCGATGTGACGGGCTGGCAGTAGTTCGTCCCGTCATTTCCACAAGTCGCCCGCAGCCAGCGGGCTTTTTTTCGTCTCAAGGAGACGCGATTGAACATCCAAGACTTCGACGCCCTCGCGGCAAAGTTCGCCGGCGTCCTGGGCGCAGCTGTGTCCATGCGCTACCTGCAGGGCAGTTGGCCGGCGCGCATCAGCATGGCCGTTAGCGGCTCGCTGGTGGCCTATTACGCGTCGCCGTACTTGTCCCTCGCGCTGGGCATTCCCGAAGGTTTGGCGGGCTTCCTGATGGGTATGTTCGGCATGGCCATCGTCTCGCGCGCTTGGGAAGCGGTGCAGGCCGCGCCTATCGCCGCGCTTTGGCAGGCAGTCATCGACCGCGTGCGCGGCAAGGGGGCATGACATGGACAGCACCATCTATCTGACGCTGTGGGCGGTTCTCGCGTTCGTCTGCTGGCTGGTGGTTGCCGGGGGCGCCGGCCTGGCCGTGTTCGCCCGAGCCATCAAGGACACCACGCTGGAACGGATCGGCCTGTCGGCCATCTGCCTGACTGCTACGGGGGCGGCCTGCCGCATTCTCGTCGCGGGCTGGGCCAGCGCCGGAGACGCTGCGCTCGCCGCCTCTGCCGCCTTCTACGTTGCCGCCGTGACGGCCAAACACATCCGGAGCCCGAAGCCATGAGCAATTTTCAACTGTCGCAGCGCAGCCTGACCCGCCTGCTTGGCGTGCATCCCGACCTGGTCGCGATTGTGAAACTGGCAATTCAGCGCACGCCGGTGGATTTCACTGTGATCGAGGGCGTGCGGACAGTCGCGCAACAGCGGGAGTACGTGGCCCGGGGCAGCAGCAAGACCATGAACAGCTACCACTTGCCGCAGGCGGACGGCCTGGGCCACGCCGTAGACCTCGCGCCGCTGGTGGATGGTGCGATTCCATGGAACAACTGGCAGGTGTTTGCCGACCTGGCCGCGGTGATGGAGTTCCACGCCAACAACCCCGACGCGCAGAACAAGCCCGTGGCGGTGATGATGGTCTACAACAACACG